AGGCGAAGTCGTCACGGACGTCGCGCGAGCTGGAACCCTGCTTGGCTCCCATCTCACCCTCGATGCGGCGGGCAAACTCTTGGGCCTTCGCCGCATCGCCTTCAAGGGGCGCTTTCTTGCTGACCATCTCAGCTTCGATGCGCCGAGCGAACTCAATCGCCTTCTCCTGTTCAGCATCAGCATCGAACTCCACACCCTCGAACAGGGAGCGGCTTTCGCCCATCACTGGGTAGGCGTCTTGGTCAGCCGGGTCTGCGACGAAGTCGAAGGTGACCAGCTTGTAGTCATCCTGCACGATGTCGTTCCCGCTCTCGTTGGTCTTGACGCTGCCGAAGCCACGGCTGGAAACGCCAACGGGGACGTTCGACTTGAGGAGCGCGAGAAGGTTCTTCCCCGCCTCGGTCGGCATGATCTCGGCCTCACCAATCACGAGCCCGTCCTTGACGGAGAGGTCCGTGATGATGTGCGAGACGCGGGACAGCTTGGTCTGACCGTCGCTGGGGTGATCGATCTCACCCATGACGCGGCGTTCCTTGAGCGCCTTGCCGAGCCGCTTCAGCTCCTTCTCCCAAACGCCTTTCGGGTAGACGCGCTTGTTCTCAGTGGCGATGCCGCACTTGGCAAACTCACCTCGAACTTTGACGCGACCACCTTCGCCTCCCTCGGCAAGAGAGAGGCGCACAATGGAAACGTCGCTCAGAAGTGGCTTGGTCATGTCAGTACCGTCTCCAGCGGAAGTTGCTTCGGAAGGGGGTCCGCGCCAGCTGGCCGGATTCCTTCTTCTTCACCTTCCGTGTTTTGCGTCGAAAGGGGTTCAGGTCTCGTTTTTCAGCACCGATCAGCTCACGTCTCCCGCTGGAGTACGAGGCGCGGCGATTCCGCCATGCCTCCTCCGTCGAGGACGAGTTCAGTCGTTTCCCGAAGTCTCTTCGACCTCTTCTTCGTCTTCGTTGTTGTCCTCGTAGAGGTCAACGGCGTCGAGAATGGTCTCCATCCCTTCGGCAAAGGCAGCAGCGACGTCCTCAGCGGACTCATCGAGCCGACCTTCGCTCATCGCGGTGGCGATGTCGGCGAAAGATTCGGCGATCTCGCCGAGCTGGCCCGCCAGACCGGCGAACATGCGCTCGTCGGCAGCCTCATACTCATCAGCCTTCACCCACTCGGTGAAGATGCCAGCGAGCTTGTCGGCGATGATGGCCGCGTTGGCGAACGACTTGAGGGTCTCGTTGGCGTCGACCGCTTCTTGGCGGGTGCCCTTCGAGATGGCCTTGCGCTTGACCATCGCTGCACGGCGCATTCCTTTGCTCGTGCTCGCTTTCTTTTCGCTCCTCTTCGCCGAACGACGACCTTCAGCGGAACGCTTATACTTCTTGCCCGCCATCCGTTCTGCCGTGGACGTCTTCTGCTGCTTGACCTTCTTGCCGCCGCGCAGGGCGTAGCGGATGCGACCAGCCTCGTCGAGCACCTCTTCTTCTTCCTCCTTCGGAGCTGAAGCCGGAGCCGAAGCCTGAACAGACTCACGGATGAGCCCGATCTTGCGGAAGTCTTCTTCAAGGGTGGTGACAACGATCGGGTTTCGCATCGGAACTTCTCCTCAAGGCGTCAAGTGAGACGCACAACTGTTTTCGCCACGAAGGCACCGGCAACCTCGAATGAGGTTACTTCGGAAGCTACAGAATCGAACACCTTGGCAATCCGGTCAACAGAACCGAACTCAGCCACAGCCTCAACCACGAACTCTCGCACTTGAGTCACATCAGAAAGAAGGTCTGACGCGAACGCCTCCAGAGAGGTGATCGCCTCTTCCCCGCCTTCCTGAATCGCCCGCTCGCGAACGAGGCGGATAGCATGCAATGCCGATGTCGTGCTCGCTTCGACCGCCGACAGGCGGGAAATGAGGTGGGCAACGTCGTCTTGGACGAGGGCCTTGAAGGTGTCCATCTCAGCTTTTGCGGTGGACCCGTCGTAGAGCCGCTTGAACTTCGCGGAAAGCGGAGCCGGGAGCTTGTCCTCACCGAGGAACTTCTGAACCTTGTCAGCACGCTCGCTCAACGTGGTCTTCCACAGAAGACCTTCACGACTCTCCGCAAAGGACTTCAGGATGTCTTCGTCCGTCACGGACGAAGCTTGATCCACCAACGGGGCAAGTGCCACGATTTTTTCGTTGGCTTGGTCGACGAGCCCGCGCAGGAACAGGTCAGCTGCAGCCCGCGCTTCCTGCCGGATGAACCGATGCAGGTTCTTCTCAGTCACAACCGTGAGGTCGATGTCACTCGTCCCGGTGAAGTACACCTCACCTGACTCGCTCAAAGCATACTTGACCCGGACCAACTCAGCCTCGCCGACGAGGGCAACAGCGAAGCTTGGGAAAACTCCAAGCAGCTGGGCTGACTGTCCTGCAAAAAGATTGGAAGCTTCAGTGCGAAGGGCTGAAGTGACCCGAGCAGTCGTGTCCTGAAAAGAACCTGCCAAAAGTTGGGCAAGTTCACTCGAAGGAACAAAAGGAAGGACGCTGCGGGTCATTTGGGCCTCACGCTATCGGGGGACGGAAGGGGCGTCAAGGAACCGCGCGCTTCCGAAAGGAGTTTCAGGGCGGTTTTGCCCTGCAAGCGGAAACCTCAGCGCGCCCCTCGGGCGTTGAGATCTCGGAGCAGACCGCCAATTTCGCGCAAGCGCAACTCCAAGCCTCGGTCGGACTTCAGGATGGCGTCGAGCTTGGCGTCCATACGTTTCGAGTCCTTCGGGTTGTAGCCCTCGGTCAGCTCTCGTTCGGAGAAGCCACTGTGCGTCGGGATCCCGCGACGACGAGCCGCGTCACGCGAGCTTGTAAGAGCCTTCAGCACTCGGTTCGGCTGGTGAGCCTCTGCTGGAGGACCATACGGGCCCTCTTCGGGGGGCGCTTCGCCCGGAGGAGCCTCCATCGGGGGAGGCGCGGGCGATACGATGTTCTGCGCAGCTGCTTGGTTTTCAGCGTCCTCAGCTGACTCCCCACTGCGCTGCTTCTTGATGAGGGCAATCTCGTCTTCGGACAAGCCAAAGACGTTCGAGAGGATCCACTGTAGCGAGACAAAGTCGCGCATGCGTGCCGCAAGGTCCGCTTTGGCCGTTCGGACTTCCATCTGAGCCAGCTCAAAAATGGCCGACGGCACCGTCATGTTGATGTCGTAGTCGACAGCGTAGGGGTCGAGGCCCAGCGCCGACAAGTGGACACGGGCGACCTTCCGGAGTCCATTCTTCAGCTCCCGCTGGATACGCAGAACGGTCCGAGCAAAGCGGACGTCCTCACTGGACAGGACCGCCCGAGCTACGCCGGATTCCTGCCCGAGGTACGCCTTTGGCACCTTGATGGCCGAAAACAGCTTGTCTCGGAAGTACTCGATGTCGTCCATTGCCTGCCACTGCGGAGCGCCGAGGGTCTCGATGCGAGTGGAGTCCACCCCCTTCCGGGTGGGCACGAAGAAGTCCTCGTCCTGCGACAGAGCGTCGAACTTCAGATTCAGCTTGCCGGTGCCCGGGTCCACGAACCGCTTCTTCCGGAAGTTCTGGCGGACCCGGTTCACGAACGCGAGGGCCTCTTGGGGAGGAAGGTCGCCGACGTCGACATAGAAGGCGAACCGCTCAGGGGCCCGCTGGAGGCGGTACACGAGGGCCGCGTCTTCCAGCAGCATGAGACGCTTCCAGATCCACCGGGCGGCTTCCAAGGCACTGTGGCCGTAGACCGACCGGCGTTCCTTCCCGCGCAGGCGGAAATGGACCACCTCCCAGCTCTCAAACGCAGCCACTGGCTGACTCGTGGGGTCCGGGCTCACCGACATGTCGAACTTCGCAGACAGAGACCGCTGGAAGTCGTTGTTGGTGAAGTCGAAGCGCCCCTTGAAGTCCTGCATGAAGCCGATCAGGTCACCCTTCGGCGTCTCAAGGCGTCGGACCGTCGGCGGAGGCAAGTAGTTGATGCCTCGCACGCCGTCAGCATTGACGAGAAGCTCCTCGTAGTCGTTCCCGTATTTGCAGAGGGTGCGTGCAATTTCCCAGATCTCTTCGTCCATGCGAAGTGTTCGATTGAACAAGTCATCGAGGTTGTTCTGAAGCGTTTTGTCGGACGACGTGATCCAGATGGTCCGGTGCAGCACGGAGTCAGGTTGGGTCGCATCGTCCGCGAGGATGTCGAGGGCAGTGGCGATCTCGCCGTAGTCGTCCATCTCCTCGTAGTCCGCGAACCGAAGCAAGAGGTCAGTGTCGAGGCGAAGATAGTCGGTGAGGGCGTCGTAGCCCACGCCCGACATCAGGTCGATGGCTGTGGCGTCGCCACCGCCCAACTCGCCCGTCGCACCCTTCGCGAGCTGAGTGTTCGCGTGGTCCTTGTCGCGGCTGAACGCTGCGGAAATTCGCTTGGCGACGTTGTCGGCGAATCCCATCAGCCCCTGCCTTTCATCGTCGCTCGAAACGCACTGGAAAACTCAGAGGGCTGTCTCTTCAGAGCGGCTGCAACCCGGTCGGCAATCGTCCCTGAAAGAGAGTCAATACGCCAGAAGTCAGCGGGACGCATCCCTTGCTGTTCCAAGGACTCGCAGTAGGCGTCAGCCAGCACGATGGCGAGGTCCGTGAGCACCTGTTCAACGGGGAAAGATGCCGCCGTATAGACCGCCTGCTCGTTTTGAGCCTTCGTCGGGCGGATCAGAATAAGACCTTCGTCGCCACTTCCGAGGCGTTCTGCGAGGGTCAAAGATTCAAGCTCCTTGCGGAGGAGGTCGACCTTGGTGCTCATCAGCGACCTCCACCCATATTGCTGCCTCTGAAGAAGGGCAGCGGTTCCCAGCGTTCGGTGCCTGTGCCTGCGGGTCCGCCACCAACCTGTCCTTGGTACTGGTCCGTCATCCAAGAGTCTCCCCCTGTAGCGGATTGGCGAAGAATCGGAAGCGGGGTCGTGAGCTGCTGCTGCCCCAGCGTCCACAGCACACCAGCGAGGGCGTCCGCGCAGTCCTTGGAACCCCGGACCGGGTGATCGATCTTTCGACGCCGGTAGTCTCGCTGCAGCTGCCGAAGCTCGGTCTGGAGGGTGGCGTGCTCGTACATGAACACCCGGTCCTCGTAGAACGCTGTTTTGAGGGCCTCGTAGGGTTCAGTGCTGGTGTCGACTGAGACGATCTTCGCGTTGAACCCCTTCTGGTTCAGCTGCTGTACCATGTCCGTCGACTGGTAGGAGTCCGTCGTGACGGACGTGATGGTGTAGCCGTGTTGCGCCAACTCGTAGATGAGGCGGCGCACGTCGCCAAGGACGATCTCGTCCCCCGGCGGCGGGGTGACTCGGAGCATCAGGTCGACCACGAACACAGGGGCCCGCTCCAGGTGCTGCTCCCCGTTCGGTCCCCGCCGGACCACGTCTCGAAAACTACCAACGTGCGCCATGCAGAAACCCAGCGCGTCGTGCCGTAGCCCAATGTCGATGTGGATGTGGCGCATCGCGTTGGGGCTGATGATGGGGCGCATCACCTCGGTCTGGCCGCGCATCGAGGGGTCAGGG